TCATACCCGCCGAGGCGAGGGCTTTCTTGATCGCCCGCCGTTTTTCGATGGTGTCATACCCGAGCGGCGCGTATAAATGGACCTGGATCAGGACACGCTCATGTTCTGGCTCGTCGTCGCCATAGTTGGTCGGGATGGTGTTATAGTTGAACGTGATATAGACGCTCTTTTTCCCCTCGTAGGCGTCCGCCTCCGCGGGCGCTATCGGGTCCAGGACGGCCCGCAAGGTCTGGTTGATATTCATACCGCCCCCTCCTTATCCGGCCCTTCCCGGGCCGTTTCCGGCGGCTCCTGGGCCTCTTTACAGTTCAGCTCGTATGTCTCGCCGCTTCTGGTGTAATCTCTCACAACCTCATAGAGGCGGCCCCCGTGCTCGACAAGGGTTTCCCCCCGGTAGTCCGCGCCCCGCACCTCCAGCACAAGGGCGATCTTGTCCCCGGCCTGTTTCGCGGTGTAAAACTCTGAGCGCGTGGCGGACTTCTTGTTTGCAAATACCTCCCGCCGCGTGGTGTTTATTTCCTTGTAGCCGTTGGCGTTTACCGTCTTTTCCTCCCGAATGAGGACGGCCTTGTCCCTCCAGTACACGGCTACACCTCCCCGCCGCCGACGTAGTCTGAGGCCAGGGCAAGGGAGACCTTGAGGCGGTCGTATGCGGCGCGGTACTTGTCCGCGTCCTCATTGTCGAGGCCAAACTCCGCCTTGACATAGGACGCGACGGCCCGCTTTATGAGCGGGTCCGCCTCGTCCCGGGCCCGCTCGGGGAGGACGCCGCCGAGGGCGAGGTCCTTCCGGGCGGCGCGGATCAGGTCCGCGATCTCCCCGTCAAAGTCCGTGGAGGTAATCCGTAGGGAGTTACGAAACGCGGCGAGGTACTCCTCCGAGACGTCCGCCGCCGTCGGTTCCTGGACGACGGGCTCCTGGTTCGTGCTCTCGCTCATGCTCCGGCTCCTTCCTTACGCCCCGGCCTTTTTCTTGATCCGAATAAAGCCGTTTTCGGAGATCACGTTGCCGCCGATCATAGCCTCGCCCATGACGGCGAGGAGGCCCTCGGCAAACTTATAGTCGCGGGAGACTTCCACGGTGTAGGGCCCGAACAAGTCGAGCTGATAGGAGAGGGGCTTTCCGTAGGTCATGCAGTAGTCCCCGGCGGCGGCGGAGCCGGACAGGGCGGCCAGCTCGTCCACAATGCAGAAACGCACCGCGAGACCGCCGTCCTTGATTGTGCCCGTGGTGGTGCTGTTCTCGGAAAACTCGATCTCATAGACGGCCTTTTTTTCGTTGGTCCCGCGAATGTCGCCGAACGCGATCAGGTCGTCCTTGTTGAGGAGGAGGACGCCGCCGCCCTCGACGTTGTTCGCGCCGCCATACTTGAGGGCGATCGTGCGGAGGGTTTTCTCGTCGATCTTGGCGATCTCCACGTCGGAGCCGCTGGAAATGGCCGCCGCCTTGAGGATACCCGTAATCTCGGGCAACGTGGCGGCGGGGTCCCCTTTGACGATCAGGGCCCCGGTTTTCTTGCGGAGTGCGTTCAAAGCGCCCTCGGAGACCCGTCCCTGGTAGTTGAGGGGGGTCGTGCGCTGAATGTTCCGGGAGACATAGGAGAGGGTCGTCACAAGGACGGGCGTAATTTTAGCGATCCGGAGGGTCGGGTCGGTCGCGGCGGGAGCCGTTCCGTCGTCCTTCTTGATCGCCGCCGTCTGGCCGCCGCTTACCTCATACGCGACGGAGTCCTCGCCCATGCCGTTAGCGTCCACGACGCGGACCATGTCCACGATCCCGGAGACAATGTTCTGTCCCGCGTTGATCCCGGAAACGCGGGTCGGCTGGGCGATATTCCCGCTCGTGAGGGTGAGGGAGCGGTAAAGGGCGTCCGTGGTGATCTCCATGCGCCCGCCCTCGGCGAAACGCTGGGCGCGGGCCTCCACGTCCTGGACAGGAATCCCCTGGAGGTCCGCAAGGTAGGCGGCGCGGCGCTCTGCGCCCACGGGGAGGCCGCCCCTGGCCTCACCGCCCCCGGCGATCGGGTTCACGGGGCCGGGGGTGGGACCGTGGCCGTCGTCGCCGGAGCCGCGGTCGCCGTGGCCGCCGAGCTGGCCGCCCCGGGCCTCGCCGCCCGCTCCGCCATTGAGCCGACGGGTCGCGGCCTCCCGGCGGTCCAGCTCCCGCTCCTCCGCCTCCAGGGCGTCGAGCTCCTTTTCGAGGGCGTCCATATCGACGGAGCCCTCCCCGGCCAAAAGCGCCCGAATTTCGGCGCGGCGCTTTTCAATCTCTTTACGTCTTTTCTCAAACATTGGTTTTTTCCTCCTGTTTCGGTGTAGTGTGTGGATAGGTTCGGGTCCGTGCTAAAAGCCTCCGCCGCCTCGCGGCTTGCTCCAAAGCCTTGACCTCCTTCGAGTGCTCCACCTCAAAGAAGGATCGAGCGGAGAGGGCCGTCTCCTCATAGGCGGGAATATCCACCGCCGAGACGTCGTATAGCTTGCGGACTTTAGTTATCCTCCGGGTGTGGGTGGCGGCGTCATACTCCGCCGCCCGCACGGCAAAGGAAAAACTCATCTTGTCGATATAGCCGCCGTCGATCTCCTCGTAAAGCTCCCGGCCCGCGGCTGTGCCGGAGAGGTCGGCCTCAATGTCGAGGCCCCGGTCTGTGATCGAGAGCGTCAGGGTCTTGTTACGGAGGCGGGCGACTACCTTCCCGGCGTGGTTATAGTTCATAATCACGTCGGAGAGATCGCACTCGTCCAGCGCGTGGCGGTAGATCACTTCGTAATACTTGACGCCGTCGCACTCAAAGAGACAGGTCGGCGTATCAAACACAACCGCCGTCCCCCGGACCCGGTAGGCGTCCGACTCTCCCTCCCGGGGGACGAGGGAAAAGTTTTGCAATGCTCGGTATTCGCGCCCCTTCTTAATGGGCATTTTAAGCGCCCTCCTTCCCGTTTTTCAGTTCCGTGGGTTTCTGCCCCTCCGCCGCCGCGGGTGGGTCCTCCTCGGGCTCGGAGGGCGGCTCCTGGGCCTTTTGCGGCGTCGGGTTCCCGCCCTCTGTCTTTGTGCCGTTGCTTTCGAGCTGGTACTTGTCGGCGATCGCTGTGTTTACCATGTTCAAAGTCTGGACCCGGCGCTTGCCCTCGTCGCCGCCGATGGGCGGGAATCCGAAAATTTCCAACACTTGATCCAGCTCCAAAGCGCCGATATTCGTCAAAAACTGCGCCGCCTCCACCCGCTTGTCCAGGGTCTCAAACTGGATACGATCCATTTCACAAAGGACCTCGTTCCCGAAACTCTGCTCGCGCTCCGTAAAAATGGCGTTGGTGAGCCCTTGGGCGAGTTGCATATAGAACGGGACGAGTTGCCCGCGGTAAAAAGCGTCCATTTCCTCCGGCGTGGCCTTGTTCTGGACGATCGGCTCATTCATCCCGAAATACTCGTAAATCTCCCGCCGGACAAATTCGAGCTGTCCGGTTGGGAGCGGGGTCTCCTTTTGCTGGATGGGGGTATATTTGTGCTTGCTGTCCGTGATAATGACGCCGGAGCCGTTGGCCTCCATGCTGAAATTGTCCTTTACGAAAGCGTCCCGCCGTGCCGCGAGGTCCTCTTGCTTTGTGACGGTGGGAGCCTCCAGGATACCCCGGATCACGGAGACGAGCTTTGCAAATTTGCTCATGCTCTGGTTGAAGGTGTTCGCCGTCTCCAGGGTGGGGAGGAGCGGGCGGTTATCGTCCCCGAAAATATCGTTATCCAGGTAGTGACGCCGGAGGTGGACGAGGTGCTCATATGGCACAGTGTAGACATTTCCCGTTGCAAAGGTGAGACGGGCATACATACCGCCCATATCCTCCACAAGGTCCACCCGGGAGGCGTTGATCGGGTATAGGGCCGTCAGCCGCCCGCCGTCAAAAACGGGGAGGATAAAGGCGTTATTATAGACCACAAATTGAGCGGCTACCCGGTAATAAAAGGCGTAAGCCGTCATATATGGGTTTGGACGGGTCTGGAGAATACGCTCCAGGTTGTCGGAGACGGTCTCCCGGCGGCCTCCGGCGCGGCGAATGTGGCGGGGCTGTATCTTTGCCGCGTTCCGGGCCCATGCGTCCACAGCGGCGCGGACGGTGGTAATATCCCACGCCCGCCCGTCGAACGGTGTAAAGCTGGAGTCATAGGACGATAGGAGCCGGAACGCCGGGAGGTTGCTCCCGCTCGTGGGGCGCTTGCCGAATATGCTCTCGAAAAGCCCTCTAAAATTCAAAAAAGCCATTGCTTCACCCCACGTTATACATAAAGTCCTCAAAATATTTGACGTAAATCACCCACGCATTTAGGAGGGAGACCGCGCCGTCGATCCGCCGCTTGTCCGTGATTTTCACGGGTTGGATATTATTCAATCCCGACTTTTTGACGGCGGTATTTGTCAGGCACCAAACGAGGATCGGGTTCCCGTTATAGTTGACCTGTTTCGCCTCCAGGGCGGCCCCCATTTCCCGCATAGGCTGACTCCAGGTATAGGGGCCCTGGGCGACGGCCTCCATGTCAAACCCGTTTGCGGTCATTTCATCCACCCAATACCCGGCCAGGGCCCGGTCGTATCCGACCTTGATCGCGTCGATCTTCCACTTGTCCCGCATTTCGCAAAACCACGCGGTCACGTCGGAATAGTTGACGCGGTTCC